CTTCAATCATTGCTTGGGCTTTTTGAGCCGCTTCTCTTGATTCTTGCATTTGAAGCAAGTTGCCAGCAGTTCCTGCTGCACCAGAAATAAGGTTTCCAACATTGGGGACTGTTCCAACTGGAGTGGGAATCGCATCTAATGGAACTCCAGTATTTAAAGCACCTGTTCCAAGATTTGCCATTGTGTTACCTACCCCACCTACTGTAGTGGCTGTACCAGCACCTGTTCCTAGCAATCCTGTTCCTAATGTAGAACCAGACAAAATACCTGTTCCTGTTAAACCAGTTGCACCTGTTGTACCCAACAAACCAGTGCCCAAAGTAGAGCCTGACAGAACACCAGTTCCTGTTAAGCCACCACCAGCAGTAATTCCTGCGCCCAAACCAGATGATCCTAAACCCGCTGTACTTGCGTTTAATCCAAGACCGCTAGAACCTGCAGTAATTCCACCACCAGATCCCATTCCAATTACTTCAGGAGCTACTGCTGAAGCAATAGAAGCAGGGGTAGAAAGAAGACCACCAGTTATCGCATCTGTTGCTCCAAATGCTCCTAAATCTGTCAGAGCAGATGCGCCAGCATTAGTTAACTCGAAAGCACCCAAGTCGGTTAAAGCAGAGGCTCCTGCGTTAGCTAATTCAAAAGCTGATCCTGCTCCTGTCCCACCCGTAAACAAGCCATCAAAAGCACCTGCACCACCAGCAACACCTAAGATAGCCGCTTGAACTACTGGGTCTTTCAGAGCATCTACAATGCCACCAAAGAACGATAAGTCTTTTTTAGTCTCAACTGTATTGATAAAGTCGCCAGTAGCACTGTAAATCTGTACGGGTGTTCCAACAGGAGCTTTGTAGTTAGGATCGCCTGTAGTCTTAGATGTAAAAACAGTCTCAAGCGCACCAACTTGATTATCTTCACCAGACTGAATATATTGGTATTGAGGCGAAACAACAGTATCGCCTAGTGTTACGGACATACCCTCTGGGATTGTTGCTGCCACCCTAGAAACAATTTGACCCTCTGGCACACCAATAGCTTCAGCAAGTTGTGCTGGAGAAATGCCATAAGCCTCCATTGATTTGACAATCTGATTGTCAGTAATGTTTGGATTGGCAAGTAATATTTCAACAAATTGCTGACTATTGATAGGACTGTTTTGTGGTTCTACACTAGACAACGAGTCAATAGGTTCAAGATAATTAGAAGATGAATCTTCTGCATTAAATCTTCTTAATTCTGATTGTCTTGGGAACATGGTAGCCATAATTCTTACTCCACTCTAGGGATTTGTGCTTCTAAACTTTACCAAGGTGTACCAGATGCTTTAACAGGATTCTTGAGCAAATCAATCTGAGCCGCCAAAGATGACTCTGTAGCACTCTTGCTAATATTTTCCCACACCCAACCTAATACAGTTGATTCTGTAAGGTCAGAATAAGGAACAGTAATAGTTCCTTCAGGCCATGAGGCTGTTGCGTAGGAAGATGCAGAGTGTTCTCCATCTACTGCCGTTACTGTCCAATGTGCTGTGGTTACAAAGCCATCGGATGTGTTGCGATCAAGGCTTGAGATTTTCCAAGTTACTTGTGACATGATGTTTTCCTTTAGAGATTAAGGGTGAGATGCTTTGTAGGCATCAAATTCTGCTTTAAGTTCTTGAATAGCCTTGATGAGCATTGGAACAAACACGCTGTACTTAACTGACTTTGTTCCTTGGGTGGTTTCCTCAATCATCATCGGAAACACTTGCTCAAGTTCTTGTGCAACAACACCTATTTGTTTTGATTTAGTTTCATCAGCAATTAGATTAAAGTTGCGAACACGAACCTGCATTAGGTCAATAAGTTTTGGAGAAGCATCAACAATGTTTTCCTTCAGTCTCTCGTCAGAGATAGCGCCATAGCTGTTGTTTGTGTTTTGAGCGTTTCCGTTTGCCAATACCTGAAACGATACAGTTCCACCCGCAAGACCGTTTGCAATACAAAATGCTTCATCTGTGCTTGAAGAGCTAGAATTTTTAAGCAAATATAAAGTAGGTTGACTAGCACCGCTAGTTTTAAAAAATGAATTAGTTGATAGATAAGGGCTTGTAGTCCCCACCAGCAAATTACCAGAGGCTGTGACACTAATAGCAGGGGTTGAATATGTCGTACCGCCAAGTGTTGTACTAGGTGTAAGTGTCCAATCGCCTTCATTAAATTGGTCAACACCAATTTGCCAGTTTCTGTTTACAGTAAAACTGCGGCTTGTTTTTAACGTAAATGCAGGGGCATTTCCATAAAGAGTTAATCTCGCATCAGGACTACTTGTACCAATACCCAAGTTACCGCTTGAGTCTATACGGGCACGTTCTGTTGGCGTGCCAGAACCAGTTAGAAATGTAATAACTCCAGTTGTGGAAATTTCTGCTCCACTAACATTGTTCTCAGGGGTGATGTAAGAAGTAGATGAATATTTCAACAACTTGCCAGCACCAAGAGAAATATCTCCAGTTGTTGCTAAGTTCGTACCATCAAAAGTAAGCGCAGAACCGCTTGTAACGACCTTAGAGCCGTTTAAATAAGCAACACCATTGGCAGTACCGCCATTAAACGTAACTGTGCTAGAAGTGGTTAAAGTAGTAGCAGAGACAGCCGCAGGGGTAGTAGAACCCAATGCCGCAGGAGATGCCCAATCAGCACCATCTAATGAGTCAACATTAAGGTTAGCAACCTTGGTAGTCGAAGCAATGACCAAAGGAGCAGTTCCTGTCGCCAATGTAGATGTGATAGCACCCGTAGCACTCAAAGTACTAAACGCACCCGTAGATGCTGTTGTAGCACCAATCGTTGTAGCGTTAATAGTTCCACCAGTTATCGCAGCAGAAGCATTGTCTGTCTTCGTAGCAATAGCAGTAGCAATATTGTTGTACTCAGTATCAATCTCAGTACCACGAACAATCTTGAGTGGATCGCCAGGAGTTAGATTGTCTTTAGTAGCGAAATTGGTGCTTTTTGTGTAATTAGACATATTTAAGATACCTTCCCGTTCTTAGATTGAATTTCAATCTTCTGAATTGATAATTGAACACCATTGATTGTAGTTTCGTAACCAGTTTGAACAATCTTGCCCGCACCAGAAGCATTTACATCCAATGTCTTAATCAAAACACCACCAGAGTATTCTGCTATTCCATATTCAGCAAGACCATACTCATAGTTCTGTTGTTCAGGAATGTAAGCATTGCCCGACAAATAGTTGGCGGCAAAGTCAAATCCCCACTTAATCGTCACAAACTGGTTTGAACCACCAATGATGATTGTCTTAATCCTCTTTAGAACAGAGATCTGATTCTCATTGCCTAAATCTGCATGGTTTGTGTAGTAAGACATCCTGTAAGTAGAAGTGTGATCTAAGTAACTCTCATACTCACCGATATAACCATTCTTACCAATATACAAGTCACCATTACGCAAAGAATACAATGATGTAGGATTGATTGAATCCCACTTTGTAATTCGAGATGAACCATCTTGTAGTTGCATCTTTGTATCAAAACAATACACTTGTTGAGATACTGGCATTGTCAACAAATAAAAGCCATTCTTTTCTGAGTAAACAGATTTAAGATTGCCCAAGGTTTCAATAGCCAAAGAAGATATTAAATCAGACCTAACATTCTTAGATAAGTCTCGCAAAGGAGCAGACTTCTCTTGAATAGTCCTCATCAAAGAACGTACACCAGAGTCTGATAAGAAAATAACATCAGTACCAATGCTCTGAATTGAGTCTCTAGCAATACATCCAATTGACCCTACTGTGTCACTTAACTGAAGCGTTGCAGGAGTTGTTGCACCAGAGTAAACAAGAATCTGACGCTTGCCAAAGATAAACAAGAAATCATTGTGAGCCGCCAAGCCCATCACTTCATCAGAACCATTAGGCCATACCCTAGAAACATCTAAAGTACCAGTAGTGCCACCACCCCACACATGACCTGCAATCAGATCAGAGAAGGTAATCGTAACCTTGTCAGTAGAAGTGTTAGCAACCCACAAGCGACCAAATGCAGAAATGCAAATGTTTGCTGAAGGAACTGTTCCTACATAACCAGTTTTCTCTGAAACTCTACGATAAGTAGTAGTACTTACAGCAGGGTCAAATATGAGAGGATCGTGTCCTGATTGGAAGAAATAAGTAATCCCATTCAAAGAAGCACAATGCCAGTTATTAGCAGTAATAGTAGGAGCGCTACCACCACCTCCATAGGTCAACTCAGTAACAGCATTGGAAGTACCAAGTTTGAATAACTTATTGTTGCCAGAAAACAACACAGTTAAAGTGCCATCAATTTGCACTAACTCATGGATTACAGCTACATCATTAGCACCAAGATTACCAGAAGAGGAATTAACCCTAGTCCAACCTTTTCTTGAGCCAATACGACCATATTGATCAATCACGCAATTAGTGGCAACCAAAGCAAAACCAGAAGACAAATCCAATGGAGAGTCTTGCGTATTCAGGCCATAAAAGCCTGGTGCGCTTATGCTATTACTTTGTAGTGGAGCTGCCATTAGACCGCCACAAAGTTGTCTTCAGGGTAACGAGTGCTTTCCAACGCAATAGCATCAGATAGCATTCCACGGAACAAAGCATAAGCCTCTGAACTTGCCGTACCGCCATCTTCACCACGTTCAATCAAAGCACGAGCATAAGCACTCTGAGTCACCAAATAGTCTAATACCTTTACAGATGTGCCATCAGCAGACAAAGCCGCTTGTGGGATGGTCAAATCAAACAACAGAGTAAAAGCACCAGAAGGAACAGGAAACAAGTCTACTTTGGTGTCTCCACTACCATCCACACCGCTAAAACAGAACTCTGATGGAATAGACTGTGAAGGTGCGCCAAGGTTCAATTTGCGGTTCATGTCCACAAACTCAATGTTCCGAAGACCAATTAAACTTGTTGTGTTAAGCGCATCATTTATACGGAATTTCTGTCCCGCACCTGTCAAAGCATAAGAACTCGTGCCAGCAGTAGTCGTTACTGTGATTGCTTGAGTAAGACAATTCCAGTTGTAAGAGTCTTCAATCTGTCTCTTAGCATCATTGACAAACTTGCCGATCAAAGCAGAATAGTTAGTCTCTGAAACAGTTGAAACATTTGTCTCACGCAATCGTGTCAATACATCGTTGACAAGCTCTAAGTAGGTCATGTTCTTTGCGCTCCTAATACTTCAAATGTGGCAATAAAACTAAAGGTACTTGCACTTTGAGTAGTAATTTGAATCTTATCGCCTTCTTCTAAAACAATATAAGCATTGCCATCAAACTGAAGATATGCTTTGGATGTAAAGTCGTAATTTGTCAGAATGTCATAGGTAGTAGCAGTGCTTGAGTCATACCATTGAACAGTAATATGCTTTGTAGATCCACCTGTGTTGTGGATGTACATGACAGTAAATTTGGCGTAGTAACCCGTAGGAACTGTATAAACAGTAGTCAATACTGCCGCAGTAGGGCTAACTCCAACAGATACTGGTCTCATTTGTTCCTCTTAGAGATCGCTTTAGCTTTTGCTTTAGCGTCTTCCTTGGACGTTGCGCCCCAAGCTCTAAGAGAAAGTAAAAGTCGGGTAGGCTTTCCATCTTTCATCTCAGCGCCAGGCATATTGCCCATCCGTGCTAAAAAGGAGGCCCTTCTAGGGTTGTCACCCGACTTGACTGGTGGTTTTAAATTGCCACCCGTTTCTGCATTATACGATGCTCTACCTTTGGCATTCAAGCCCCCTGACGCAGATTTTCCTTCTTTTCTTTGCCAAGCAGGAGATTTCATTTCTTCTTTGCGGTCTTAGCCGCAGCCTTAAATGCCGCCTCAGTAGGTGCACCTTTAGAACCAACCTTACGCATCTTTTCTTTAGAACCCGCTTTGATGCGTTCTTGTTTGGCATTGATGTTAGCGTATAGACCTTGTTTCATTTCTTTTTCCTAGCTTGGGATAAAGCAATGGCGAGGGCTTGTTTTGGATTAGTAACGACCTTTTTATTGGTAGTCAACTTGCCCTTGCCAAACTCAGTCATCACCTTGCTGATCTTCTTTTGGGCTTTGGTTTTCATATCAGTACAATATCTTTGCGATGATTGTTCCAGATGTATACGCTGTGCAATTGGCTCTTAAATACTTAGGAGCATTAGCCAAAGTAACAAAGCCATCAGCCGTTAAAGCAGTGCCAACAGTGCTAAATGTTGTGCCATCAAGACTACCTTGCAAAGCAACAGTAGCAGTTGTGATACCTGTAACGTGCAGAATTGCTGGCATACCAGCATCTACCTGAACAGCCTTGGAAGCACCTGTAGCAGTAACAGAGCTAAGAAGCGTAACGGGAGAAGTTAAAGAAGACATTATTTACCTCGTCCAGACTTTTTCATCATATTGGTAGCTGTGCGACCACCACGGGTAGGCATAGCTTTAGGCTTACCAATAGCAATCATTACAGTAACAGGCATAGATTTCTTCTTGCCATACTCTTTGGCTTCTTTCTCGCCTTTTTCTGTGTATGGGAATTTCTTGTTTCCAACTTGCGGCATATATTTCCTATCGAATTAACTTGGTTGCAACAAAAGAAATAACACCGCCAATAACAGAGGCGATAGCCATTCC